ACCGGGACGGTATTTTTATTTTATCTTCCATCTATGACCGCAGTCTTGACATACAGCATATGTGACTGTCTCCGTTTTCCTTCGGAGCAACAAAGGTATTACAATCAGTAATCCCAATATGGTACATGCAAGGATTATGTATAATAGTATAGTCAAACACCCGGCCCTACGAGATTCTGATACGGTTTGTATTTGAATATTTTCGCTTTTGCATTTTGGACAAGTCATGATTATCCCCCTTTCTTTACTTTCCAAGAACACCACATTTATATAATCGCCGTAGCGGTTATATCAACTTTGTTTCTTTGATAAAATATTTCGCCGCATTAACAACATCTTCTTCAAACTCCAATGTTTTTTGCGAAGGATTATACTCTCGTTTTTTTGGGTTTCTTTTTATTTTGTCTTTTAATTCAGCTATTCGGTTATCGAAGTATGGATTATCTCTATCACCGTATTTATGACCTAATTCGGTGTATAATATAGCTTTTTCGTATTCATGATTACTTTCGTATAGTCTCGAAAATTTTATATATACATTTAGTGGCATGTATGAAATAAACTGTTGCATAAATTCAGGTGTAATGTAATTGATGGATTTTTCAAATTTTTGCAAGGCTTTTTCGCGGAATAGCGCCCCTTTTGCTTCATAAGCGAGGGCGCAAGCAAACATATCTATTGGTTCGCTTGAATTTTCATAAAGTTGAACTAATATTTCCCACAAAACATAACGTGGCTTATACTTGATAGGATAGCTTTCATTGGCAAACCCCATTGAACGTAATTCTTTGTGGTATTTTTCTCTTATTACATTTATGACATGGTAAACGGTGTCAGCTTCATGCTTTGAGAATCTTTTTAAATCATATCTGCCATCTGTCACAATGCTTTGTTCAGAATCTTGATACCACTCCATATCGGACATATATTTGGGAATGGTATTTTTAATTTCGGCTATTTTTGTACTTTCCATTTTTAGTGAATCTAAAAAATTTTGGATTACTTTCATAAAGCACCTACATAATGAGCAACGGATTCTATATCTTGTACGTTGCCTTTTTCAAAATCATTATTTTTTATATGATTGATAGCATGATTAAACGCCTTTAACCGTTTACTTTCACATAAATTTCTGTTTATAAAAATGGTATAACTTCCGTCCTCGTTTACTGTTACAGTTTCGTTTGTTGTCATTCCGTCCATCATAAATACTTGATAATCAAAACTCATTTTCGCCACGCTCTTTTCTCTTCAATGCCATAAGCATATCATAAGTGGTCTTTAAGTCTTCTGGTGTAGCGTCTTGCGCCGCATCAAATAAAACCCTCAACTCTCTGCTTTCAAACAACTTTTGAGCCATTTCGGCAGTTTCATCATTTAGGTAATATTTCTTTCCTTCTTCACCCTCGTTTCCAGTCATTAAATACTCGGCAGATACTCCAAAAAAATCAGCTATTTTTTGTATTTTATCTGCTTTAGGAATACTTTTTCCGTTTTTCCAATCTGAAAGCGTAGATTGCGCTATTCCAGTAGCTTTAGATACTTGGTATGCGCTACATCCTTTAGCTTTCAATAGCTTTAAAAATATTTCATACATTATACGCACTCCTTTGCTTAAAAAAACCGTATTAAAGTGTTGACATGCAAATAAAACCGTGGTATATTGTATATGTGCTTAAGAAAACCGAACACATAAACAAAGTTAAAACGGGTTAATGATGTACTTCTGCTGGTGATTTGAGTATATCACTAAACCGAAGTAAACGCAAGTATATATTAGAGCAAATTATGCATTTAATCAAAGAAACCGTCCGAGGCTCTATCTCGAACGGCTCTATGCCAAATTTGTTTACCCTATGTACTTTGCAGGTTTTCACCACACTCGATAGAGCCAAGTGCTTCTATCAAGTACCTTGCCACTTTTGCAGTTATGGTTCTGCGATATGCCTAATCGCTGGCAAGAAAAAAAGAGTTAGTTCATGGGTGTGATATTTAGGATATCAGCCGGATATACAATCTCACCACGAGAAACTACGCCCAATACCTAACTACCTTTAACCAGTTTAAAGTGCTTTGGTGCCACTATAGCGACCTTAGATTAAGGGAACAGGCAAATTCAAAAGTTTGGTTAACATATCCACCAGCCTTTCTTTTGCCAATAGGCATATCCTAATTATAACTACAAACAAAGGCAAGCACAACTAAAAAAATGAAAGGATGTGAAATTTTGTCAAAGATGTACACATGCGAAGAAGTAGCAGAAAGATATGGCGTTCAGATTATTACAATCTGGGATTGGATTCGCAAAAAGAAGTTACCGGCAATCAAGATCGGTAAGGAATATAGGATTTCCGAGGATGATATTAAAGCGTTTGAGGATTCCAGACGGACAGTGAAGCTAGATTCTTAACCGATTACTTCGGATTAGGAGGAACATATTACAGGAAAAAATGAGGAAAATGGAAATGGTGAAGAGTGATTTAAAATCCGGCATGGTAATTAAAATGAGAAACGGAGTAATGCTTTTACTAATAGAAAAAGGAGGCGCCTTATTCGGAGTTTCAGAAAGATCTATTATTTCTACTGTAAATTATAATGAAGATATGACTTGTAATTTTTCCGATCTCGATATAGTTAAAGTTTACAATCCACCTATTGAAAAAGTCCTTGATCCAAGTCAGGAATGGGACGAATATTTAATATGGTCACGTGATGATACACGTGAAATTACAGCGGAGGAAGCTTTCCGTATCCTAAAAGAACATTATGGATGCGATGTGAAAATTGTGGAGGAATAAAAGATGTACATATCAGAGTTTGTTTGTGGGGTATTGTTTACAGTGACTGTGGAGCTTGTGATACTAATTTCCATTGCCGTGTATCAAACTCGTAAGAAAAAGAAATGAGAAAGAGTAAATACAAGATCAGATTATTTCGATGTCCTGAATGTAACAAGACTATGTATGCATCTAAAAAGGTGGGAAACATGACAGCAACAGGGAGCAAAAAAGCTATGTGGTGTCCATACTGTAAAAAATTCAGGAACATGACACAAATTAAATAAAGAAAGCCCCGGCAGTGCTGCAACACCACCGAGGCATGTAACTAGCTAACCAACCTAGCCAGTTGCAGGATTATAATACCATATTTTTCCTGCATTGGCAAGAACAAATGTTCGGGAAACGAGGAAAATATATGGAAAATAATAAAAAAACAAATTGGAGAGAAACAGAAGAGAAACTTGCACAGCTATTACAGGACGCAGAAAGTAAGAAAAATTATGCTTATGAGGTTATCGGACAGATAAAAAAACAACGCAATTTATGTCTGGTAGGATGGATAATCACTGGGTTAGTGCTTTTAGCAATTATAAGTTTTTAGGAGGAGGTGAAAACTATGAAGGAAATAGAAGTCCAAGGCACGTTTGATACGAAACGATTTTATGACGTGCTGGGAAAGATATTATCACAAAAATATGGCGTACAAATTATTGCAAGACCAGTGACTGAACAGAAGCAGGAAATGGCATATAGGCAAGAGGGAGGTGATAACGATGCATCGAAGAAAACTGCGGAAATACCGGATCTTGAAAGACATCTGTGCAGTGGTCGGGGGAATTGCCGTACTGGTGATGGCCGGATCCGCTGACAGTTACAGCCAGAATCTGATCTCAACGGCAGAGTTTTTTATGGCGTTCGGGATCGCGCTGGACATGATGATAGTAGCATACATAACGCATGACTGTGTGAAAGACAGGGAGAAGCATTATCTCCAGATGCGGGAACTACGTCGGAGACACCGGTTGCAGGGCATGAAAAAGAGTGCATAGGGACGGCAATCCCATATATGCACTCGGATAAAAGATCAAGTTAAGTATAGCGCATTTAAGGAGGATTTGCAAATGAGCAAGATTACAAAAATTAAAATCAAAAATCTTTTTGGTATATCAGAATATAACGGTGATGGTAAAAGTGTAGAACTTTCTGGGCAAAACGGAGTCGGGAAATCATCCGTAATCGACGCAATTAGATACGCACTGACTAATAAATCTGATCGTAGATACATCGTAAGGAATGGAGAGACAGAGGGAGAGATTCTGATCGAGACTGACAGCGGACTTAGAATCAACAGAAAAGCGAGAACAAATCAGGCAGATTATAAAAGCGTGAAACAGAACGGGCATGAAGTTGGCAGTCCGGAAACATTTCTGAAAGACATTTTCACACCGTTGCAGCTTTCGCCTGTCGAGTTTATGGACAAGACTGAGAAAGAACAGAATGCGATTATTCTGGACATGATCCAGTATGATTGGTCACTACAGACAATTCGAGACTGGTTCGGAGAAATTCCTGACTGGGTATCTTATGACCAGAATATCCTCCAGATCTTAAATGACATTCAGTCAGAAAAAGGAGATTACTACAGAAACCGTCAGGATGTCAACAGAGATATTCGAAATAAGAAATCCTTTATCGAGGACATTGCAAGCGAGATCCCGGAAGGATATGACGCAAAGAAATGGGAAAACGAGAACCTTGGAGAACTGTACCAGAAAATCGAGAGGGCAAGGAAAGAGAACGAGAATATCGAAAAGGCGAAACGGTTTGTTGAGCAGAGAGATAACAAGGTTAGATCGTTTGAAGCAGATAAAGAAATTAAGCTTTCAGCGCTGGACAGAGAATTTGCTGCAGAAAAGGAACGCCTTGTAAAGGAGAAGGAAAGACTTGAAGCACAGCTGAGAGAAAACGAAATTAGGATGTCTGGACTTGCAGAGAAAAAAGAGGACAAGACAGCAGTGATCAAAAAAGAGTATGAGGCAAATGTGGCGAAGTATGACAGCGCAATGGAAGAATACAAAGACATTGCAGAGAAAGACCTGATTGACTTCTCTGAACTGCAGGAACAGGCACAGCAGACAGAAAAGATGAAATCCTATCTGAATGAGTACAAGAGAATGTTGGATCTACAGGATGAAGTTGCAGAACTTACTGAAGAATCAGAAGAGTACACAAGAAAAATCGAAAAAGCGAGAATGCTTCCAGGGGAAATTCTTGAAACAGCAACTATCCCGATCAATGGACTGACTGTAAAAGATGGAATCCCACTTATCAATGGACTTCCGATCAGCAATCTTTCAGACGGAGAAAAACTGGATCTTTGCATTGATGTCGCAATCCAGAAGCCAAACGGACTGCAGATCGTTTTGATTGACGGAGTGGAAAAAATGTCCACGAAAATGAGAGAGGGCCTTTACAAAAAGTGCAAGGACAAAGGCCTGCAATTTATTGCAACAAGGACAACAGATGAAGAAGATTTGACAGTGATCGAGTTATAAGGGAGGACATTTATGGACGAATTAATGAAACAAGAAATGAAATATGATGTTTCGGCCCCATTTTCTAATGGAGAAAATTTTAATAATTTGTACAAGATGGCTCAACGAATATCAAAATCGCAGCTTGTTCCGCAAAACTACCAAGGAAAACCGGAGGATTGCATGCTTGCGATTGATATGGCAAACAGGAACGGTATGTCTCCTGTAATGGTAATGCAAAATCTTTATGTAGTAAAAGGAAAACCGGTATGGTCCGGACAAGCTTGTATGAGTATGATTAAAGCCTCAAAAGAATTTAAAAATGTAAGAGTTGTGTATGTTGGAGAAGAAGGTACGGATGAATGGGGCTGTTATGTAAAGGCTACATACAAGGAAACAGGAGAAGAAGCGGTCGGAACGAAAATCACAATAAAAATGGCAAAAGACGAAGGATGGTATTCTAAACCGGACAAATACGGAAAAGAAACATCTAAGTGGCAGACGATGCCGCAACAAATGCTTGCGTATCGTGCGGCAGCGTTATTTTGTAGGATTTATTTACCAAATGAAATTATGGGATGCTGCGTAGAAGGAGAACCAGAAGATATTGAAACTGTGCCGAAAAAAGAAGCGGAAAATCCTTTTGATATCGTAGAAAAAGTATCAGAAGAAACGGAGGCGATTTTCAAATGATTTTAACACAGGAAAATTATTATAGCAAAGAAGCAAATGAAGAATATTTGAGCGTATCGCAGTACAAGGATTTCTGCGGATCTGTCGGAAGACTGGGATGTGAGGAACAGGCACTGGCGAAAATTAGAGGAGACTACGAAATGGAAACGACAACGTCTCTCTTGGTTGGGAGTTATGTAGATGCTCATTTCGAAGGAACGCTTAACATATTTCAGGCACAGCACCCAGAAATTTTCACAAAATCAGGGACGCTGAAAGCAGAGTACCGGAAGGCGGAGGAAATTATAAACAGGATTGAAAAAGACGAACTGTTTATGAAGTTCATGAGCGGGGAAAAACAGAAGATATTTACAGGAGAATTGTTCGGGGCAAAGTGGAAAGTGAAACTTGACAGCTATCTTCCTGGAATATGCATTACGGACCTGAAAGTGATGAAATCTCTAAGGGAGGCGCACTATGCGAGAGACATTGGACTCATGGATTTTGTCCGGTACTGGGGATATGACATTCAGGCTGCCGTCTATCAGGAAATCGTAAGGATCAATACCGGAGAAAAACTTCCGTTTTTCATCGCCGCCGCAAGCAAGGAAAAAGAACCAGATATCGAAATTATTCAGATACCGCAGGAATGGATGGATGATTGCTTATCTGGAATGGAAATGAATGTGAAGAAAATCATTGCTCTCAAGGATGGCGAAATCGATCCGATCCGGTGTGAAATGTGTGACTGGTGTAAGAGAACAAAAGTACTGAAGAATCCGATTTATCCGGACATGCTGATAGGAGAGATTTAATGGAAAAAGGAGATACGGTAGTTACCGAATACGTGGGATACTGCTTGATGTGCGGAAAACCGTATAACATAGAGGGGCATCATTTGATTTGCGGATGCGGGAAACGGAAACAAGGGACCGATGATGGACTGCTTATTCCTCTGTGTCAAGAATGTCACAGGAAACTGCATGAAGATGGAATGAGGATGAAGCTTTCTAAAATGTTGGGGCAGGCAATATATGAGCAGAACCACACAAGGGAGGAATTCAGGGAACGATATGGGAAATCCTACTTTTGAGATCAGAGGAAAATTTTATAAAGGACATTGTTTCCCTGGACTGAATGAATACATAAAGGAAATAGGGAAAAATCCGAAAGCCGGAAATAGGATGAAGCAGGAATATCAAATGATAGCCTGTAATGCAATCAGAATTGGGTTAAAGAGGTTCAAAACTGACAAACCAATTATCCTGCACTATGTATTCAAGGAGCCAAAAAAAGGAAATAAAAGAGATAGAATGAACGTCTTTTCATTCGCTGACAAGGTGATCGAAGATGCTTTGCAAAGAACCGGTGTGATACCGAATGACGATCCAGAACACATCGCTAATACAACGCATGAATTTGAGTACACTTCCGGGGTGCCGAGTATCAAAGTGGAAATAGAGATTGTCAACAGCTAAAGAATAATATATCACATGTCACTCGTAAACATCACGCATAACGAAGTGGATGCCCTCCTGGGAAACCGGGAGGGGAAAGGAGGAAAATGAGAAAAATTAAAGAACAAGCGCAGGAATATTTCTCCAGGATTCCAGATGGACATAGAAATGCAATACAAAGACCGTGGGACAGAGTAGTGGATAGAACCCTAAGAGCTATGATTGAAAAAGCAAACAATAACGGAGACTGCATTATTAATGTAGGAGACGGCATTTATAGACCTGTTCCTTGGGATCCGGTAGATGAAAAAGAATTTCATGAATATTTGAATAAGGAGGACAGCAGAGCCAATGCTATCCAGCTAAAACGGTTGTGTATGCAGAAAACTTTTGAAGGGTGGAAGAATAATGCGACATACTTTGAGCATAAAAGGGAAACTGAGAAATTTGAGTGATTACATAAAACCAGGAAATACAAATAGATAAGGAAAGAAGGTGCAGAAGCATTGGCAAGACCGAAAAAGAGCGGTTTGTCATACTTTCCTTTGGATACGGATTTTTTTGAGGACAATAAGATCAGAATCCTGAAAGCCCGGTATGGGAATGATGGAATGATTTTATACATTTACCTGTTATGTGGAATCTATAAAGAAGGGTACTACATGCAGGTGGATGATGATTTTGAGTATATTTTATCAGATGATCTTGGAATGGATCAAAATAAGGCGAAGCAGGTCTTGAACTTCTTACTGTCACGGTCACTGTTTGACAACACACTTTTTCAGTCGGACAAGGTCTTGACCTCTGCCGGGATACAGCGGAGATTCCAACTTGCCATCAAGGAACGGGCGAGAAAGAATCCCATAACAGTCGGAAGGTACTGGATTTTAAGTAAGGAAGATACAGAACCTTTTATTAAGTGTACTCTTTTTGATGGTTTTTCCGGTAATCAGAATTGTTTTTCCGGGAAAAACGAGCAAGATTCCTCGGAAAAATCCCTAAAGAAAAGTAAAGTAAATTATATATATGATATTACGTTCCCGACAGAACTGACCAGAGCCCTCGATTTGTATTTCCTTGTTCGTGAGCAGAACTACGGTAAGATCTCCGATATTCAGAAACAGGCGTTGATTGAGGAGTTAAAGGGAATTGGTGCGGACACAAAAGAGCGGATCGCCATCGTGAAGAAAGCAACAGCAGGAGGATATAAGGCATTTTATCCGACTAAGGGGAAGACGTCTGGCGACTCCCGAAAGAAATCGCAGAAAACCAGATTCAGTAATTTTGAGGAACGTAATTACAATATGGACGACTTGGAACGTCAGTTATTAGGAAGTGAGCTAAGGAAATGAAAAAATATGAATTAACAACAGATACAAAAACAAAGATAGTAAATGAGCTTATGAGAAAGGAGAAGAATTAATGGACAATTTAACACTTGCTATAGAGATCTTGACACGCTGTGAGACGGAGAAAAAGCGACTTGAGGAATACGAAAAAGAGTATGCGGACGTAGAAAAAGCCGGGGAAGGGTTCACATGGAAAAAGTGGAACGAAGTATACAACAAATACAATCCCATACCGAAAAAGACACAGATCAACAGCGGCATAAAATATGCACGGAAGTTACTTGTAGAATCATATATCAAATGATTGGAGGAAAAGTGAATGAGTGAAGTAATAAAATCTTATAAGGGTTTTAATAGAGACCTAACATGCAGAGGAAAACAATATGAAGAAGATAGAGCACAATCATGTGAATGTGGGATGCACGCCTGCGAGTATCCGCTTGACTGCTTTTCATACTACGATCCGGCACATTCAGTTTACTATGAGGTTGAGCAGAGTGGAGATTTGTCGAGAAGAGGGGATGATAGTAAAGTAGCATCCACAAAAATGAAGATCGGAGCTGAAATCAATATTGTAGGAATGGTAAAAGCGTCCATTAATTACATAAGGGAAAGAATCAAGGAAGAAAAAGGATCTGATGATGCCTACGGAGCATCGTCAGCGACAGGATACAAGGGAGCATCGTCAGCAAAGGATCCAGAAAGTATTGCCATTGCTTGGGGATACAAAGGACGAGTAAGTGGAGTAAAAGGATCTTTTCTCGTACTAGCAGACTGGGAAGGGGATGAAAGTGAATACTGGAAACCGGATACTTGGAAACTGAAAGGAGCAAAAATGGTACGTGTGGATGGAGAACATATCAAAGAAAACACATGGTACACCATGCGGAACGGAAAGATTGTGGAGGTTACGGAGGATGATAGGTAAAAGAGAAATGCAAAAGATAACCATAACAGAGAAATTGATAAGAAACGAAAACGAGGCTATTGAAGCGATAAAAGCAAATATGCCAACAAGTGGGTATCAGATGTTGAGAGAGTCGCTTGATATGGCAATCAAAGCACTCGAAGAAATCCAGCAGTACCGGGAAATCGGAACGGTGGAAGAGTGCCGGGAGGCGATGGAGAAGCAAAAGAAAAAGAGACTTGTGGAGTGGGCTGATGGAACGTTGCATTGTCCTAATTGTGAACATGATAATACCTGTTTAGGCTTTGATGTATGCGTAGAATGCGGTCAGATATTGGAGTGAGGAAGAATGAGACTGATTGACGCTGATGAACTGATAAAGGACAGAGTAGAAAATGACCCTGTGAGAATCGCGGCTATGTGTGCGCCGACTGCATATGACGTGGAAGCAGTTTCCAAGGCGTTGAAAAACGAGATGGAATTTGTTGTAAACGAATATCCAGTGTATGGGAGATATATTAAGAAAAATCGTGCGATTGAAATTTTACATTCTGGGGTTATTCCACAAAAGCCACAGGAAAGCCCAGACGGAAAACGTCTGAGGGAACGGGAAGAATTTTTCGAGGAGAGATAATCATGGAGTGTAAAAATCATAGGTGCAAATATCATAAATCACGGCCAATGATAACATCATTTTACGGAGAGAAAATAAGTATGGTTCAGGGGTGTAAGTACGGATATTGCAAATTGAACGCAGATAAAAACAGAAAGAAAAGGTGATGTGAATGGGCAGAGAAATATTATTTAAAGCCAAGCGGAAGAACTGGCGGGAGTTGCCGAAGGAAGAATGGTGGGTTGAGGGAAATCTTATCACCAACGAAAGAGAAGAAGGAACAGCATATATCGGATATATATTTGATGTTCATAACGGAGTGATTGAAGATTTTGATATTGTTGAAATCGACCCCGAAACCCTCTGCCAGTACACCGGGCTGAACGACAAGAACGGTAAGCGGATATGGGAGAATGATATTCTGCACAATGGAAACAAAATGATAGTTAAATGGAATGAGCCGTGCGGAAGATGGGATTTATATATTGTTAATGTTAGTCATATACCAATGGGAGCATGGCGTCCACTGGTAATTGATTGGAGAACTTCTGATTGGAAAGAATATTCAGACTGTCACGAATGCGAAGTTATCGACAATATTTTCGACAATCCCGAATTATTAGGAGGTGCAGAATAACATGCAAAAATACATTTGCCCGAATTGCGGACAGGCTATTGAAAATGAAAGAGAGCTAATTATGACAAGTGAATTTTATAAACCCCTTACACCCTCCTTTAGGAATGACATAAACACTGCCATAGAGAATCAAATTAAAGAGTTAAATACTTGTAAGGGCAATGCTTTTGTAAATATGCAGATTATTGGATTGACAGCACATAAAAATCTAATAAATGCATTGCCAGACGGTTATCCGATACCGTGTAAAAAATGAGAATTTGGAGGGAATGGAAGATGTTATATCCCAAAACTAAATTAGAGAAAAATCATACTTTTTGCACTTGCAGTATACCGAATTTCCGAAATGCGTCTGAGTGGAATAAGCCGATAAAGAGAATATCTAAATTGGTATTGCCGAAAAGTCCTTATGGAGAAACGACACATTACTTGTGCGAGGACTGTATTAAGAAAATATATGGAGGAATAAAAGATGAGTGAGATTAAATTAAAACCGTGTCCTTTCTGCGGAGGCGTAGCACAATTAAATTATGAACGCATTACGGGAGAGAATAAAGGATTTTGGGCACAAGTAATCTGTAAAAAGTGCCACGGACGAAGCGGTGGAACATGGGCAGGGTCTTATAGTGCGGCAGAGCGGAAAGAAGTTAATACGTGGAACAGAAGGGCAGGTGAACAGAATGAGTGATGATTTAATCAGCAAGAAAGCAGTTATAGCTTTAATTGATAAACTCGGATATATCAATGTCAGTAGTCGAGATAATTTCAATGCAAATCGCAGAATGGATAAAGTCAGACAGGAGGTTGTTAAATTGCCAACAGCCTTTGACACGGAAAAGGTGATTGAGGAATTGAAATCGGGAACAGAGGATTCCAGAAAAATTTGGCACAGGTTTGGTGACGAACATGCCATTGGAGAAATGAGTGCATATATAAGAGCCATTTCTAAGAAAATAGGATATCCGGTATATCTCGATGTACTACATAATTTCCCTGGATACTTAAAAGGAACAGCTAAAAGAGATGTAAGAAAAATTAAGGAAATTATGCAGAAATTTGAATATGATGATGATTTTATAGAAAGTGTCAACGATGATTTCTGCTTAGGGTGGAATACGGCGAAGGAAATTATTTCCAAAATGTTATCTGATATATATTGGAAGAACAACAGAAACTAAAAAGGGTTTAAACCAGGAGATCAGAGATGGAGAAGTTATTAAACAGACCATATACGAACGAAGAAAAGAGGCAGATTCTTGATATGCTGCGGGGAAACATAAACAGAATATCTGTCTCGACTGATGTCGAAGAGATTGTATGTCAGCTAAATTTTGCTGTGGAGAGGCTGTCTGCGGTGGCTTATTCGAGGATTAAGGAGATCAGAGAAGGAGATCAGAGATGGAGAGATTAACAAGCAGAGATGAGAAAGGAAATCTTAATGTTGACGGAAAAGAAGTATATGCAGGATATCTGTACAATGCAGTAGCACTCCTGGAAGAATACGAAGACACCGGGCTCACCCCGGAGCAGATCATGGAGCTGAAAGAAGCAGTTCAGAAACTCGAAAGTATATTCGGAGATGAAATTACAATTAATCAGGTTATTGATTTTTTCGTTGATTTCTATATTGCACAGGGTGATACCGCAAGGGTTGAAGATGCGGTATTGCTGACAAACGAAGAAGCTGCGAAGTGGCGGGAGCTGAAGGAGCGGGATACGGCGAAAGTGCCAATTAATTATAAAAAACGGAGGGAAGAGGTAATGATTAAAACTGGAGATAAGGTAAAGATGAATGACAAATATTATGTGTCCGAAAAAAATAAAGAAAAAGTATTTACTGTGAAAGCGGGTCCGCAGAATATTGGAGGACAACAATGCGTTTGGCTTGATGGGTGGAAAGGGTGCTATGCAGCTGACGGACTAACAAAAGTGGAGGAATAAAAATGTTGACAGTAGGAGAATGGGTAGACAAAGTCCATGAGATCACATACACACTTGAACATAAAGCTACGGAAAGCTGTGACGAATATATCAGAAAAGCGCAGTCATATCGAGATGGATATATTCAGGCATGCGAAGATTTTGGGCGGGAAATGAGACGCGCGATAAGCAAAGAACAGGGATAAGGAAGTAAGGAAGATGATTTTTTAATGGATCCTCAAAAGGCTGCGAAGCGATTATGAGAATTATGGATGTGGTAGGCGAAAGTGAACTTTTGAAGCTAAAAAGGAAATACATACGGATTGCTCATAAAGACTTGGGAAGTACGGTTGAAATTATCGGTAATATCATAAAAGATAAGTGGTTTGACTATAAGACATTCTTTGAGAAGGAGACTGACATGTTAAGAGAAAAAACAGAAAGGCAGTTAGAAGAAGTATATCAAAGCCGAAAACAATATTTGAACAAAAAAGATTGCTGTGAGGAATTACATGAAATGTGCAGAAACTGCGAAAATTATTGCGGATGGAAAAACCACGATTACGAAGGATGTAGGGATCTTGCATGTTTTAAAAATTGGCTTGGTCTTGAATACCTTGACTGGGTAAATGGATATTAAGGAGATAAAAAGGAGGATTGACATGCAGGAATTGGAAAAACTCGGAAAAGTTATGAGTGTGGTTATGGATAATTGTTACGATTGTCCCCTTGAAAGAATATGTAGTTCTGCTGTCTGCCATATCGAATGGAAGAGGTTTTTTGAATCAAAGGTAAAAGAGGAAGGATTAGAGAAATGCAGGAATTAGAGAAGGTTGAAGTTACGGTGGTGCAGGTTCCGAAATACGTGGAATATGAATGTCCATATTGCGGAAACGAGATCGAGATTGATTATGACGAATTTAAAGACGAAAGAATGTGCGATTTCTGGACGGAATGGGAAGGGGATACTGTAATCTGTGACGAGTGCGGTGCAGAGTTTGAAATCGGAAGTGTGGAGGTGGACTAATTGCAGGAATTAGAGAAGATTCTGGAAGAAATAGAAAACACATTTAAAGAGAACATAGAAAATATCGAAGATGAAAACGGAGTACATCATTTTGTTATCGATTCTTTTACAGCGACGTTTTTAGCAAAAGAAATCATCCGCAAGCACATGAATGACGTTCCGGAAAAAGAAGACGCAGAGATTTGTCTTTCAAAGGAAGATTTTGAATTCTTAAGAAATCACGAGTCTATGACATTTAGATGCGGAAATGAATACGTGACGTTGCACAAGGGACGAAGCGACGGCGAGAAAGAAATGCAAAGAGATAATGATAGCTGGATTCCGGTGGAGGAGCGTTTGCCGGAAAGGACACCTGATGAAAAAATAAAGAACTCATACAAAAAATATCTTGTGTTTATCGACAATATAGATTATTGGGATATTGATATAGCAGTGTATGATCTTTGGAATGATAAAAAATGGAGGAAATTTAGTAATACGTATTGCGAGATTGAAAATGTTACAGCTTGGTGCTCTCTTCCAGATCCATACAAGAAAATACAGGAGGAAAATAAATGAAAATAAAAGCTCAGGACGGAAACATTTATGAAGCAAGAAACTTAGAAATGGACGTGTGTGTTTTAAAGTGTAATGACATCAAAGACAGGAGAAAAAAACATAAACTTGGTAAATACAAAAGCCTTGATAGAGCAAGGGAGGTATTTTCAGAAATAGCATGTTGCCAAGAAAATTATTTTGAAATGCCGGAGGAATAAAAAAGGTAACTCATAAACGAAACAGATCAAAGGTACTCAGGAATCGGAAGAACAAAAGGTATATGAGACGGCATATGGATGTACTGAGTTACTTAAGGGAAAGGACCAGTGATAAAAATGAGCACAAGGGATACATACCTTAAGGATTATGGACTGACATACGAAGATGGGAGACGGATCGTTGCATACTGCCGGAAAGCCAGAGACTACGATCAGAGACTGATTCTTCAGGCGGCGCAGGAAGTCTACCCGGAGATTGCACCATATCTTTTCTTAAATCTTACAACTGGGCTTGGATATGACAGGATGGGAAATATACAGATGCAGAGGAAAGATTTTCAGGGGTACAGAAGGAAAACAATAGAGACGTATAACAGGTATATGATACTGAATGGGAAACAGATTATTTGAGCAAAAACAATAAAATATGGGTACAACGACACCACCCCACATGCGGTAAAATATAATTAAGAATACCGTGTGTGGGGTGATTTTATGAATTTAAACAGTATCATGCGAAAGCTACAACGTGCAATTTTGCAGAAGAATCTGGTTATCAAGATAGGCACAACACAATTTTACAGCGCAGAGCAGAAACGCATGATAACCATATACATCTTGAGCACACGGGTAATGCAGAAAAATCAGCGTGACGAGTGGAAAGAAAAAGACTATGAGATATTGCGGACAGCTTCACAGATAGAAATTGTGAACTGTTTAAATGATATATGGCAGGCGGTGAGAGAATGAAGGATTTTGTAATTATTTACTTATGTTTTACTGGTGTTATATTTTTGGCAACAATAAAAGAGTTTGATTCTGTAGCATTTACACCAAAAGAAATTTATGAAATCAATAATTTTAATATGTTTGCCGCTGTGCTTTTGTTCTGTTTATGGCTTATACTCAATCCATTGTTCTGTATAGTAAAATTTCTGTGGTGGATTTTCCATGTGGGAAGGGCTGGTGAGTAAATGAAACTCACACCAAAGCAGAAAGCCTTTGCGGACGAATGGCTGAAAAATGGCGGGAATGATTATAATGCGGCTATAAGTGCAGGATATTCAAAGAGAACTGCTAATAATGCGGGAAGAGATGTCCGTGAGAAACCGTGTGTTTCAGCATATATAGCCGAACGTCAGCAAGAAATAGAAAAACGGGCTAAAAGGGATATTATGAGCCTAGCGGAAATTCAAGAACGCCGCTCTAAGTTGGCAAAGGGGGAACTGAAAGACGATTTCGGATTTGCACCGGATTTTTCCGATCAACTAAAAGCTATGAATGATTTGGAAAAGGCTTTGACTATCAAAGAAGAAAAAGAAGCTGAAAGGAAAGCACTGGAAGAAGCAAGACAGGACGGTACATACCACATTGATCTTGATGTTATCGCAGACGTTTTCCACCCAATGGTTAGGGATATTCGTAAGGGGAATCATTCAGAGTATGTTCTTCCCGGTGGTCGAGGTTCAACAAAATCTTCTGGTATATCCTGCATTATACCGGAGCTGATTAAAAACAATCCGTCCATGCACGCCCTTATTCTCCGCAAGGTAGGAAATACTATAAAAGATTCGGTATACGCTCAAATGAAATGGGCGATAGCAACGCTCGGACTTGAACAGGAATTTCAGTTCAAAAAATCGCCGTTTGAGATTATCTATAAACCAACATGGCAGAAGATATATTTCCGTGGGGCTGACGATCCGCTGAAAATAAAATCTATCAAGCCAGAGTTTGGCTATATCGGTATTTTATGGTTAGAGGAGTTAGACCAGTTTGCAGGGCCGGAAGAAGTCAGAAACATACAGCAGTCAGCTATTCGTGGTGGAGATAAAGCGTATAGATTTAAGTCGTTTAACCCGCCTAGAAGTAAAAATAACTGGGCGAATGAATATACCGAAGAAGCTGAATTTAAAAATGATTCAGCTTTAGTTGTGAGAAGCACTTACAAGGACGTACCGGAGGAATGGCTTGGAGAAGAATTTATAAGTGAAGCTGAACACCTGAAAGAAGTTAATCCGGCAGCTTATGAAAACGAATATGAGGGCGTTGCGAATGGTAATGGCGGAAACGTCTTTGATTATTTGGAACTCAGGGAAATCACGGACGAAGAAATCTCTCACATGGACAAGATATATCAGGGCGTTGACTGGGGTTGGTTTCCTGACCCGTATGCTTTTATCCGTTCATACTATGACAAGGCAAGGGAGACAATTTATCTAATCGATGAGCATTACGTAAACAAAGAGCCAAACACGGTAACAGCGGACTGGATAAAAGAGAAAGGCTATAACGATTACTGTATTATCTGCGATTCTGCGGAAAAAAAGTCCGTGAATGATTACAGAGATTTAGGCGTGTTTTCACGAGCAGCGGTTAAGGGACCGGGTTCCGTGGAATATGGAATGAAGTGGTTACAGAAAAGAAAGATTGTCATTGACCGCAGGAGAACGCCGAACGCATATAACGAGCTTACACGGTATGAATATGAACGGGATAAGGACGGGAACATCATTTCCGGCTATCCTGACGCAGACAATCATATTATAGACGCTCTGCGGTATTCATACGAGCCGGTATTTATGCGTAGAGGTACGCAGGCATAGGTGGCAAGGCAGTTGAATAGGTGGATTGTATAGGAGGGTATATGAATTTATTAGAACACTATGTTGAAAAGATATACAGTGTCGAAGATGTGACGAAAGAATTTGAGGAGAAAATCGGTTATGCTCCACACGAAAAGCTGTACAAAGTTGATATGGATATTAATTGCTATGGAGTAAAGGAAAGAGTTAAAAAGAGTATGTTTGAAAAGGAATATCTATTCATGAAAAAGAATGGGTATTACATGGCGTAAGGTGGTTGAATGGGACTGATAACATGGATAAAGGCGGTGTGGAATAAGTTGTTCAGAAAAGAAATTGAAGAACGGTTTCAGGCGGATATACAGCTTTCTTCCGTCATGGAGAGCGCAATAAACAAGTATTACAACATCACAGCCGGAAAGCCGCCTTGGCTTGACCCGGACGACGATATTGAGAGTATAAACTTTGCCGGATATATCAATGATGTGACAGCAGGACTTGTGACGCTTGACTTAGGCATATCCATTGACGGCGGAGAACGCGCGGAGTATCTGCAAAAGCAGGCTGATTATGTGCTGGCGGTGATTACAGATAATGTGTCGGAAGCTCTGGGAAACTGTGGCATTATGTTCAAGCCGAACGGAAATAACGTAGATTACATAGAGCCAGGAAATTTTGCACCAACAGAGACGGACAGCAACGGTAATATTCTAGGCTGTGTGTTCCAGAGCCAGATAGACCGCGGAAACTGGCGGTATACACGGCTAGAGTGGCACAGATTTGAGGATACCATACTAGAGGACGGCGCGGAGGGAAAAGTATACCGCATTACCAACTACGCTTATAAGGCGCGCGCCGGAAGAATGGCAACAAATCAGTTAAGCATAGGAGACCCATGCAAACTGACGGAAGTCAGAGAATGGGCGAACATTGAGCCGGATATATCCTTGCTGAATGTGGAAATACCGCTGTTTGCATACTTCAAAAATCCGGCACCAAACCGCATTGACCGGACAAGTCCGTTAGGCGTTCCGGTGTGGCACAACGCCCTGAAAGAACTGAAAGACCTTGATATAGCGTGGAGCCGGAAGTCTGGCGAGGTTGAGGACAGCAAGCACATGACTTTTGTCGCGCAGGCGGTTCTTGAAAATCCGATGACGCATGAAAAGGTAAATCTTCCGAGATTTGTGCAAGGCTTAGAAATGGGAGTGGACGCAGACAGTACAATACACGAACACGTTTCAACTTTATTGACAGACCAACGTATAAAGGACATCAATTCCATTCTTGCCATGATTTCAACAAAGTGCGGATTTTCACAAGGAATGTTCGTACTGGACGAAAAAACAGGCATGATGACGGCGACACAGGTAGAGGCAGACGATCAGGAGACTATACGGACAATCAAAAATATCCGGGACGCTTTGCAGGACACAATCACACAGCTTTTGTATGGTTGTAATGTCATGGCGGATTTGTACAGCAACACGCCACCGGAGCTGTGGGAAACACTCAAAGAGGGCATATCTTTCAGCTTTGGAGATATTACATACAACTATCAGGAAGATATGGCAAACTGGTGGAAATACAGGATTCAAGGCGATGTGCCTCCGTGGTTGTATTACGTGAAATTTGAAAAAATGAGTGAAGACGAAGCTCGGGCAATGATCGAAGAAGCGCAGCCGAAAGAAGACACGCTTTTCAATAAATTTCAAGAGGAATAAAGGAGAATGATCATGGATCAGATTATGAACTATGTAAAACCGGAGTTGATTGTTGTTGCTATTGTACTGTACTTTGTGGGAATGGGATTCAAGCAGGCGCAGGCGGTAAAAGATAAGTACATTCCGCTGATTCTGGGCGGCGTTGGCATTGTTCTTTGTGCTATCTGGGTACTGGCAACAAGTCCACTGACAAACGGTCAGGAAATTGCTATGGCAGTATTTACGGCACTTGTACAGGGGATTCTTGTTGCCGGATTGAGTACATACGTGAATCAGGTTATTAAGCAAATTAAAAAGATGGAGGAATAATTTATGTGTGATATGAGACCAATGGAATTAAGAGATACTGTTGACATGATGAACAGCGAGGACTACAAAGAGAGATTCAAAGCAGAATATTATCAGACTGTTATCAGATACGGAAAGCTGAAAAATATGCTGGACAGATGGGATGAGGGAATCCTGAACTTTTCCCCGACCTGTCCGAGAAGTACATACAATATTCAGATTAATTCTATGGCAGAATATATTGCGATTCTTGAAGCAAGGGCAGTTATGGAAGGAATTGAGTTGTGTAAATAGGAGGTAAGTTATGTATATGGCATTAACAGAGGAGCAGGCGCGGGAAATCAGAAAACTCGGAATTACAGTGATTGAATGGAAATGGTGCGTGAAGGAAAATGTGAATGTGTTTATATACATTATGAATAAAGCCATAGGAAAAGCAACCGGTATAAGTTTGTAAAAATTCTTGGTGCAATGGGATATGATAAGCAGAGAGTATGGACACTAACAAGGCACACATGGCTTGCAAGGAGTAATTGTTAATGCTTACACCAGAATACCTATACCGCATAACCGAAGGGGCTGAGGATATTGCTTCTCAGCTCCACAAAAACATCATAGACAAGATTATAGCCCGTATGATGGCAAGAATCGGACGGGGCGAAGATTATCTTTTGACCGCTACGGATAAATGGCAGATTGAGACATTGCAAGAGGCTGGTTATTTTCTGGAGGATATCCAGAAGGAACTTTCTGACAAGACTAAAAAGCAAGTGCAGGAAATCAAAGAGGCTATGGAAGAGGCAGGAGTAACAGCTTTACAGTGGGATGATAAAATCTATCAGGCCGCTGGGCTGTCTCCCATTCCGCTCTTGCAATCTCCGGCACTTATGCGTATTATGCAGCGGAATTACGAGGCTACCGCAGGGGAGTGGAAGAACTTTACCAGAACAACCGCAAACGAGGCTCAGAGGCTTTTTATCAATCAGATGGACAATGCCTATAACATGGTCGTTTCCGGGGCTGTATCATACACAGAAGCGGTCAGAGACGTGCTGAAAGAGGTATCAGACGCAGGGCTGAAAGTAAACTATCCATCTGGTTATAAGATGAGTATAGAATCCGCAACAATGATGATATTGAGAACGGGAATCAGTCAGGCCGCTGGCGATATTTCGATAGAACGCATGAAAGAAATGGATTGGGATATTATTCTTGTTTCCTATCATCTGGGCGCTCGTATCGGTGACGGCGGTCAGAATCCGGGAAATCATTCATGGTGGCAGGGGAAATTTTACAGCCGAACTGGAAAAGATAAGCGTTTTCCGCCGTTTTCGGAAACTGGGTATGGAACGATAACGGGGCTATGTGGCGCGAACTGTAGACATTCTTTCGGAGCGGGAGACGGTGAAAATAATCCATTTGAACAGTACGACACCGAAGAAAACCGGAAAGTCTACGAGAAACAGCAGAGACAAAGAGCATTAGAGCGGCGTGTGCGCGACACAAAGCGAAAAATCCAGAATATGCAGACGGCTATTGATAATTGCAAGGACGAAAAACTGAAATTTGAGTTACAGCAGGAGTTTGACAGAAAATCGTATCTACTGAAAAAGCAGAACGCCGCATATAAGCAGTATTGCGAGGAAAACAATTTAAAGCCATATAACGAGCGCTTGCAGGTGGCAAAGTGGAATCGAGAGCAGGCTATGAAAGCGACAGGAGCGGCAAGAAGGTATCAAAATGCGAAAGGGGAATAAGAGTGGATATATCAGGAATCATTAAGCAGCTTGCGGAAGAAGCAGACAAAGCTGAGGATAAAATTATGGAAGTCATCACAAAAATTGATATGAATTATTATGATGGAGATGGAGACAGACTACAACGAGCAATAGAAATTCTTGGAAAGGTAACACCATGAATAGATGGAAACCATACAACCCTAACCCGCGTGCTTCTAATGTCGGAGACTGTACTGTCCGGGCAATCAGCAAGGCATTAAATCAGGACTGGGAAACAACCTATGCAGGGCTGTCTTTTATGGGATTCTCTCTGTCGGATATGCCCTCAGCTAATCATGTGTGGAGCGCTTATCTCCGCCGCAAAGGATTCAGGCGGCACATTGTAGACGACCACGGACAGGATATATACACCGTCCGGGATTTCTGCGAGGATAATCCGAAAGGCACTTACATACTGGCGATTGACGGTCATGTGGTATGTGTGCAGGATGGATATTACTGGGATTCGTGGGATAGTGGGAACGAGATACCTATATATTACTGGGAGAGATAGATATGGACGTAATGGACACTATACAGACAATACTTGCAATCTGCGGCGGTATCACTGTTATTGGAGGGGCGGCGGCTGTTCTGTCTGGTGCATACAAGAAATATAAGAAACCGACCAGCGACCTTGAAAAGCGCATTGAGGTTATAGAGACGGACATTAAGGACATCAAACAGAAGCTGAACAACGATTATGAAAATATCAATGAAAACAGGGATAATATGAATTTACTCATGCGTAGTATGTTCTGTTTAATCGAAAACAAGATAACCGGAAACAATATTGACGGTCTAAAAAAAACGAGAGACGAGCTTATAAACGCCTTGACCGAAAAATAAGAGGTGGCGGATTGAAAGTATATGATTTTACCGAGCCGGAGCTTGCATTTTATCAAGAATTTGCTAATTTTGATGAACAAGAACAGGCGCTTTTTGATTTAAGGAAAAAGAAAATCCCGCTTGAACAATGCTGTGAAATTATGCACTGTGAAATGTCAACAGTTAAGAAAATCAGCCAAAGAGTAAACAATAAAATTATAAGACTTACGAATATAAAACGAATGAAAGAATGGATAGAAAATGTATATTGGAAAAAAGTGCTCAAATAGTACTTTTGTTATACTTTTCAAGGACTTTGACGAACTGTCGGAGTCTTTTTTTTATGGCTAAAATTAAGTCATAGAAAGTTATAGAAATAGTCATAGAACGGAGGAAACACTATGGCAGGCTATATGAATAATGGATATGGCGGTTATGCACCGACACCATATTATAACCCGTTACAGCCGCAAATGGACAGGCTGGCACAAATGCAATCACAGTATCAGCCGCCACAGCAGACACAAATACCGCAGACAAACCAAGGTATTTTATGGGTGCAGGGCGAAGCAGGGGCAAAGAGCTATCTGGTTGCACCGAATACAAGTGTATTACTTATGGATAGTGAAGAATCCAGATTTTTTATAAAGACAACGGATAATGCTGGTATGCCAACGCTCCGAACGTTTGAATATAAAGAGGTTGGCGTAAACGTGTCAGAGCCGCAGAAACAGCCAGAAATTAGCTTAGACGATAAATATGTTACCCGGCAGGAATACAACGATTTACGGGGTAAATACGAAGAACTGTATGGGCTTTTAGAGACAGCTACTAAGCCAGCAACAGAAGAAAATAAGAAAGGTGGGCGGAACAATGGGAAATCCTCTATTTAATATGTTGGGCGGCGGTATGCCGCAGAATCCTATGAACAAAATGCTTCAAGATTACAAGAAATTCCGTCAGGAAATGCAGGGCAAAAACCCGCAGGAAGAAATCAACAAAATGTTACAGTCTGGGAAACTGAATCAAAATCAGCTTAACCAGATCCAGCAGAAAGCTCAGCAAATGCAAGGGCTGTTTAAAGGATTATTTTAGTACATAAATCAATGCGCATGATTTTGTAAATATATTTTAAATGGTAGTTGTTTACAAACGAAATATCTTCACGATTTATCGACTGCAATTGATGTATTGTGTTCATTTGAGTTTGTTGATAAAAATAATATAGGAGTAATTGGTCATTCATTAGGTGGTCAGGAAGCAATATGGCTATCATGGTATGATGAAAGAATAAAATGTTGCG